TTTGAACGTCCAGTTCCTTATAAGAATATTACTTGGACTACTTCGGACATTAGATTTAAAGTTTTAGAAAACACTTTATTACCTTTTGATTTCTTTAATTTGTATGGAAGTATAAAATCATTGCTTAAAAGTTTTGCTTTCTTTAGAACAAGAGCAAAGCTTTATGCTACTTTAACCGGAACAATTAATCATCAAGGCACTGTCATTATGGGAATTATTCCAGCTCATTATGAATTTTCTACAAATAATTCTACAGCTATTATAAATACGTTATTAAGTTCTCCTCATTGTATTGTAGGAGCTAATGAAGCTTCTGCTTCATGTCTTGAGTTACCTTTTTATATTAATAGTGATTTTATGCAATTAGCTATAGCTTCTGGTGGAGATTCAAGTACTCCAGATATAACCGTAGGAAATTGTTCTTATGGTAGATTTATAGCTTTAGTATTAAATCCTTTAGCAGTAACAGGAGCTTCATCAACTTCTTTGACTTTTCATTTAGAAATGCAATTGGAAGATTTTGAAGTTTATGTTCAAACACCTAATACTCCTAATTTTGTTTCACCCCCAACTTTATTAGCTGAAAGCTTTATAGCTCCAGTTATTACTAGCACATTAGATGCTAGTGCTTCTTTAGTAAAGAAGACTTCTGGAGATTTTATAGATGCTTTGAGGAAAACAGTTAAAGCTTATACAGGTTTACATAATCCAAATGAACCTGATCTAAAAGATTCAGTATTAACATTGAATAAAAATAGAACCAACCAGGTTGATTCTGTTACTTACTATGAGAAATTAGATCCTTACAGTAAGTTTTCAAGATTAACTAAAGATAGTATCTTTCATACAGACATAGATGAAATGGATATGTCATTCATTTTGTCTAAACCTCAGTATATAGGTACTATCCAAATTTTAACTACTACCCCTGCCGCAAGATTACTTTGGAGTAGACCTATTTCTCCTTGGCAAGGAGGATGTTATGGAGGAACTGCAACTACTAACAATATTGAGCGATTGTATTATAATACTTTGGCTTGGTCAGGAGATATGGAATTAATAGTCCAATCTTCTATGACTAATAAGCAAAATGTTAAAATTATGATAGCTCGTATGTATGGTCTTGACAGAACAATCCTAACTAAGGTTCCTGATAATGCTACAGCAAGGTCGGGTATTACTACTTTGATGGAGTTTTCAGGAGGAAATCAGCAATTAACTGCTGATTTGGATTTCTTGAGTAGAAATCAAGTATTATATAACACAATTGATCCTAATGCCAATGCATTAATGCATGGTATGTACTATATATATTTACAACAACCTTTGGTTTCAGGAGAAGGATCTCCCGTTTCCGTAGAACTTAATTTATTTGTTAGATGTAAACCTAATTTTCGTTTTTATGGTCACGGTTATCGTCCTTCTTATACCTCTAGCAATTATGCTAGTGGTCCTTATTATTCTAATCCTGTAGTTCCTCCGCCTCTTAAAATGATATCTGAGGAACCTATGGAGTTTGAA